AGAATATATAATCTCAAATATTTATAGATGGCAGGTGTCAGGCCAGAAAAGTTAACTGTATCTACTATAAAGTCTAGATTGCTGAATGTAGCACAATCTTCTTTATATAGATTAACCCTACCAGTTCCTCAGGCAGTAAGAAATCGTTTGTCTTTAGGTAATATTGATTATGATAACATTAGTTTGATGTGTTCTGAAGCAACTCTTCCAGGATCTAGTTTAACTACTCATGATGTCACTAATGATTATCATGGTGTGACTGAGAAGATGGCTTATAGAAGAATGTATGATGAAACAATTGGATTGACCTTTTATGTAGATAGAAATTATAAAGTGATTGAATTGATTGAAGGATGGATGGATTATATAACTGGTATTGATAATAAAAGAACTTATAAAGATCCTTATGCAAGCTACAGGATGTCTTATCCTGTGACATATAAATCTAATATGTTTTTAACTAAATTTGAGAAGGATCAATTTACTAGAGAATTTAGTACCACTAGGGGATCTACAACCACATCTAGAAGTGTTCTTGATTATACTTTTGTTCAAGCATTTCCATTATCTTTAACAGCTATTCCTGTATCATATGAAGAGAGTCAGGTTTTAAAATGTAGCGTATCATTTAATTTTATTAGATATGTTATGGAAAGAAAATCATCACTTGTCAGTGGTGGGACTTCATTATTTGGTTCTAGTAGTACTACTAATGTACAAAGAGATGTTATAGTTAATAGAGATCCTACTCTTGGAGCAAATGAGTTACTTGGAACTACTCAAACTTTTGCTTGATAAATAAGACACTGAAAGAATTATTATGCCATTACCTACCATTGTTACGCCAAGTTATGAACTTGAATTGCCATCTACAGGAAAGAAAATTAAATATAGACCCTTTCTAGTTAAAGAAGAAAAATTATTAGTCTTAGCATTAGAAACAGAAGATACTAAACAGATTTCCACTGCCATTAAAACTGTATTAAAAAATTGTATTCAGAGTAGAGGAGTGAAGGTAGAAAATCTTCCTACATTTGATATTGAATTTTTATTCCTTAACATCAGAGGTAAGTCTGTAGGTGAGGAGGTTGAAGTTAATTTAATTGCCCCTGATGATGAGGTAACACAAGTTCCTGTGACTATTGATATTGATGATATTAAAATTCAAAAGAGTAAAGAGCATACTAGTAAGGTTAAGTTGGATGATACTTTAGTCATGGAGATGAAGTATCCATCACTGGATCAATTCATTAAAAGTAATTTTGATTTTACTGAAGAGGTGAGTATGGATCAATCATTTGATTTGATTGCATCTTGTATTGATAAAATTTATAATGAGGAGGAGGTATGGTCTACTGCTGATTGTACTAAGAAGGAAGTGAAAGAATTTCTTGAACAGATGAATAGTATGCAGTTCAAGGAGATTGAAAAGTTCTTTGAGACAATGCCTAAGTTATCTCATAGTGTGACCTTCACTAATCCTAAGACTAAGGTTGAAAGCACTGTAGTATTGGAAGGGTTATCGTCTTTTTTCGCTTAGGCATGGTACACATGGATCTAGAGAGTTATTATAAGATTAATTTCGCTCTATTACAGTACCATAAATATTCATTAACAGAAGTTGAAAACTTAATCCCTTGGGAGAGAGACATCTACATTGGTATGTTAAAACAACATCTTGAGGATGAAAAACTCAAGCAACAACAAGAACATAACTGATGGCAGCAGTAGGAAGAAAAACTGAGCATGTAAAGATACTCCAAGATCTTGGATATGATCCTTGGGAGATAGAGAATGACGATGATATGTTGAGTGCTTTGAAAGCATCTATTAATGATTTAAGTCGTGAGAATCCAGGTGATGGTAGGATTCCTATGCTTCAAGATGCTGTAAAAGGATTAAGGAGATCAAAGTTTGCTGCTAAGAAGACCACTGTTACAGGAAAGAATATTAATAAAGCTAAACTTCTTCCTGGTACTACCTTCAGCTCTCAAGATATTAGTCCAAACGAAGCAGAGATGGTAGAGGATGGTGGCAAGAAAGGTGATGTTATTGCTTTCTTAAATGGAGATGTTACAGATAAACTTGAGGAAATTAATCAGAGTGTAGTAGAAATTAAGGATGTAATAATAACGCAAGGAGATCTTGCTGATGATAGAGATGAGGAGATGAGGAAAGCTATCCTCGCTGATAAGAAAAAGAAAAGAGAAAAGAAATTAGAGAAGAAGAAAGGAATAAAAGAAAAGATGCTTGATACTGTCACTAAACCAGTAGGAAACTTTCTTAATAAGTTAATTAAGTTTGTGATGATGACCTTTGTTGGGTCAGTGATTAATAGAGTACTAACTCTTCTTAAAGATCCTGCTCAGTTTTTAGATCCAATTAAAAGATTTTTTAATTTTGTTATTGGTTTAGTTAATTCAGTAATGAAAGGACTGTGGATGATTACTGGCGCGCCAATGAACTTTATTATTGGTGGTATTAATAAAGGAGTGTCTACATTACTTGATGCTCTTAATAAAGCAACTGGATTGTTAAAGATACCTCCTGTAAAAGCACCAGAAATTCCTTTGGTTCCTGGTCCTCCTGAGTTTCAATTCATTCCTCTATCTAAAACAGCACAAGCAAAGAATGAAGCAGTGGGAATGTCTGAAGGTGGACTGGTTCCTGGTGATCAAGGTGAGGATGGTATTGATGGAGTTGATGGAGAATCTGGAATAGATGGTGTAGATGGCATGGAGTTTATAGGAAAAGATGGTGTAGATGGTAGGGAATTTATAGGAAAAGATGGTGTAGATGGTATGCAGTCTATGGGAACTGCTGGAAAGGATGGTGCAGATGGAATGACTCCTAAAACAAAAGGATTTAGTGGTGGTGGAATAGTACCTGCACCTTATCCTGTACATAATGTATTGGGAACTGGTCACAATGTTCTTAACATCGCTCCTAATAATATCATGGGGTATAATAAAGGTGGAAAAGTTCCTGGTTCTGGCAATAAAGATACAGTCCCTGCAATGCTAACTCCAGGTGAGTTTGTTATGAGTAAGGGAGCTGTTGATCAGATTGGGGTTGATAACTTAAAGGAGATGAATGCTGCTGGTGGTGGCACTAATCAACCTAAGTTGATGAAGTTTGCTGGTGGTGGATCAGTTCCTGAGATTGGTACTCCTCCTAGTAGAGGTAGAAATGTTGTTGTGTTGGGTGGAGGAGGAAAAAAATCATCTAAAGTATCAGTTTCTGGAGGAGCTGGGCAACAAGCACTTAGATTCTCATCAACTGACCCTAATAATGTTACTACACCTGTAGTTAAATCACTCTACAATATGATGGGATAAGATGCCAGCAATAACAGGGACAGTATTAATGAATATGGGTAAGCAGTTGCTTAAGAACATGGCGAAGAAAGCCGTCAAAGCAACTGTGAAAAAGAAAAAGGTGAAGGGTAAGGATGTAGCAAAGAAAATGATGGGTAAGGAGGAGAAAGGAGGTGCTTTAGATATTAGACCTAAGGCAGAATTAGTTTCTAATCCAGGTGGTAAAATAGATCTTGTTAATCCAAAAGAAACTGGTGGAGAGATAGTTAAAGTAAGTGGCACTGCTGCAAGGGATTTAGGTCTTACTCCATTCATGGAATCTTTAACTAAGATTCAAGCCAATGTAGATGCTATTAAGGTTGCTATAAATGATAACAATAAGGATACTATTGATAGGATTGAAGATCAGAGAATATTGAATGCTAAGTTAGCAAAAGAAGCAAGAGAGGATGAATTAGAATCTAAAAAACCTGGCATAGGTAAGAAGATGTTAGGTGCAGTAAAAGATCCTGCTGATGATTTCCTAACAAGGATGGCTAGGTTTGCTACCATGACTCTCCTTGGTTCTTTGATTGCTGCTCTGATGGGAGGAGCAAGAGATATTATCTTAGCATTTAGAATTGGTATTGAAGCTCTTAAAAAGGGATTACCTACACTACTCAAAGGAGTTAAGGCACTTAAGTCTGGTATAGGTAAGGCGTTTAGTTTAGCACTGCGTCCATTTAAATCCCTTGGCAACTTAGTCTTTAAAGGATTTAAAGCTGTAGGAAGTAAACTTTTTGGGATGGTGAAATGGGCAAAGGGACTAGTGGATGACGCTATAAAGGGTATAGTAAGAGCAGGTGCTAAAGCATTTCCAAAAGTAGCTCAGATGGTTACTAAGACAACCAAAGCTGCTGGCACAATAATAAATCAAGGGAAGACTTTAGTGCAGACTGGTGTTAGTAAAGTAAAGACAGCAGCTAAACCAATAGTTAGTAAGATTGGTAAAGTTATAGGGAAATTATTTGGAAAGCAAGCTGGTAAAGCAGCAGCAGGACCAGGAATAAAAACTTTATTTAAATCTATGGCTAAGGGAGCCAAGGCAATCAAGATACCAGTGGTTGGTCCTCTTTTAGTGGCTCTTATGTCTATGCTTTCTGGTGATCCCATGAAGCAAACATTATTTAAGACTGCTGGTGCTGCTATTGGTGGTGGATTGGGACTAGCATTGGGTCCAATAGGAATGATAGTAGGTGAGATAGCTGGAGAATTTGTAGGGGATGTTTTATATACTGGATTCTCTGGTGAAGCTGGTGGATGGAAAGCAGCAGGTAAGAAACTAAAGGATAAGTTCTTTCAGATAGTTGATGGGGGTAAGGCATTTACTAAATGGATTGGTAGTGGATTCTCTAGGTTTATAGAACATTTTAAAGCAGAAAATAAAACTAGATTGGGAGTCACTAATTGGTTGAATATTCTTAATCCTGCAAAGACTTTACCATTGCTTGGTAAATCTTTCTTCCCTCCTTCAGAAGAGACTGCTGAGATAGGATCTCAATCACAGAATAGTGATGCAGAGGATATATCAGAGTCAGCTTCCTATGAAGATGGTGCAGATGATACTACTGTAGTGGTGAATAGTGGAGGTGATCAGGATTCATTTACTCCTTCATCTTCAGCAGGTAAGTCTAAAATTATTCCTTTGACATTAGATACTCAAACTATAGTAAATAGTCAGTATGAGATGTTATCTAATGCATCTCTTTATAAGGTATAAGAATGTCAAGTAAAGCATCCACAAGATCAGGTAATATAAGAGAGTTTAACATCTTTCAAGCCAAGGATGGTGGTAATTCTATAGATGCCTCTGGAGTTGTATCTGATATAAAATACTACGAGGATATACTATCCAACACAGTATCTTTAAGTGCTATTATAACTGAGAGTGGAGAGAGTGATAATAAAAAGATGGGTAATAAAGGTATTTTGGATGGTCTTCCAGTGCGTGGAGGGGAACCATCTACTATTGTTATTGAGGATCATGATGGGAACAAGTTAGAATTTAAAAATGATAGTAAGTTATATGTGAATAGAGTTAGGAATGTTATTGCTGGTACTCAGAAGGATGTATACAGTATTGACTTTACTTCTAGAGAACTATTTGCTAATGAACAGTCTAGAGTAGTAAGAAGATATGAGGGTAAAGTATCAGATAGTGTGAAGGATATACTTGAGAAGAATTTGTCAGGTGGTGATGGTATAAAAACTAAGAAGAAAGTTACTGTAGATGATTCTAATACTTATAATTTTATAGGTAATGATAGAAAACCTTTTTATGTTTGCACTTGGTTGGCATCTAAAGCTTCTCCAGATAGAGGAGATTTGAAAGGAGGAACAGCAGGATATCTTTTTTATGAAACATATGATGGATTTAATTTTAGATCCATTGATCTTTTATTTGAACAAAAATCTAAAGGTAATTATCTTTACAGCAATACAGATGATAATCCATCAGAATATGATGGTAAAATTATATCTTATGATATTGATAAGGATATTAATTTACAAAACAATTTATTGATGGGAACTTATTCAAATAGAACTTTGTTCTTTGATTTCTATGCTATGAATTATGAGGTAAGAAATTTTAGTGTTGATTCATCAGACCCTGCTAAGAGTAAAGAGGGTGGAAGTAAAGGTAAGCAAGTACATGCAGGTACAGATGATATTGATTCTGTTGCTGATGAATTTAGAAAACCTATTTCTAGATTAATGAATAGAGTTAAGGATGTAGGAACTCTTCCTTCTGGTAAGGATATAGATGAGCAATTGAAAGCATGGAAAGACAAGTCAAATGAATCTACTTTCGATGCTGAAGATATCATGGTACAATCAGTAATGAGATACAATCAATTGTTCTCAATTAAAATAAATATTATGATACCAGGAAATTTTAATCTTCGTGCTGGTGACTTGATTCATTGTGATTTCCCTGAATTGTCTGTTGAACCTAATACAACTTACAATAAGCAAAGTGGAGGCATATATATGATATCAAGTCTATGTCATAATATCACTCCAAGAGAAACTTATACTAGTTTAACTCTTGTGAGAGATACATTTGGAAGAAAATCATTTTAAAAAGGATTGAAACTATGCC